CACCAAGTATAAACACAGGTTCTGCACCTATCCAGCCACAGGCAGCATTACCAACGGTTACCCAATTAGACAATCAGACTATTAACAGGATGGGCAGCGCAGCGAATAGGGCGTATGTTATAGAATCAGATATTAGCAATAATCAAGAAAGAATAACAAGAATAAACAGGGCAGCAAGGCTCGGATAAAATTAAAATGATGGAGAATATTATACCGATTTACGAATTGCAAATAGAACAGAACGAAGGCAGCGATGTAGAAGTTGACTTTGTTGCATTGGTTGACAGACCAGCTATTCAAAGGGGCTTTCTTGCTTTTAAGGAGGCACGGCAAAACTTTGTAATACAAGACGAGGAACAGCGTATTATTTCAGGTCCGCTAATGTTGGCAGATACTCCGATTTACAGAAACGATGCAATTAGGGGTGAATATTATGTAGTGTTTAGCGCAGATACAATTAAACAAATAGCGCAGAAGTTTTTTAAGAAAGGCTATCAGAATAATGTGAATCTGATGCACAACAGCGGAGATGTGCAGGAAGGATTAACAATGTTTGAATCTTGGATAGTTGACAAGAAAAGAGGCATTCAGCCAATGGTAGGCTTTGAAGATGTGCCAGATGGTAGCTGGTTCGGTTCATACAAAGTTGAGAATGACGAGGCTTGGAATAAGGTTAAAAGCGGTGAGGTGTTAGGATTTAGCGTTGAAGGTAACTTTTTATACAAAGAGCAAGAGCAGATGACACCGGAAGAAAAGATGATGAATGAAATAATTAAACTTTTGCAGAAGGTAAAGTAAATATCTTCATGTGTTATAGTTGGTTTAAAGCCTGCCTTTTCTAAGGTGGGCTTTTCTATTTTGCCGATATGAAACAAACACCCTATTTAAAAATAAAGTTATTATGACTGCAATAGAAGCATTAAACAAAATCAAGGCGATGTTCGCTGAAGCTGGGCAGATACCAGCTGAAGGCGTGCAACCTGTTACACCATTACAGATGGCAGAATACGTTCTGCACGGTGGTACTAAAGTAAACATTGATAAGCTGGAAGTTGGCGGTAAAGTTGAGGTAATAGCAGAAGATGGAAGCCTTGCACCTGCTCCAGTTGGTGAACACGAATTAGTTGATGGTACTAAAATAGTAGTAGACGAGGCTGGAATAATTACCAGCGTAGAAGTACCAGAGCAAGGTCCAGCCGTTGAGGTAGAAGTTGAAGCAAAGAAAGACGAGGACAAAGAAATGATGAAAAAGAAGATAGAGGAAATGGAAACGGAACTGACTGCAATGAAAAGCAAGTTTGCTGAAGTTGAGCAGGTAGCCGGAAAGCAGGCTGAAAAGTTTGCGGCTGCAATTACACAGCTTACAGATGTAGTTGTAGGTCTTTGCAATACGCCTTCCGTTGACCCTATGCCACAGGCTGATAAATTTCACGTACACGTAGAAAGTAAATCAGATAAGGTTAGCAGGTTTCTTGAATTCGCTAAAAATATAAAGAACTAAGGATAAAAATTTAATTAACAAAGAAAAACAAATAACATGGCATTTAATGTATCGGCATTAGCAAACTACACAAAAGAGAACGAGAAAGAGCTCGTATTCTCTTCAGTACTTGGAAGCAAGACTGCTCAACTTATTAAATCTCAAGGTAACGTTTTACTGGGTGTTAAATCAAGTGAGCAGATTGGAATTATGGACACAGATGCAATCTTCCAAGATGGCGGCACTTGTGGATTTACACCAAGCGGAACTACAAGTTTTACCCAGAGGGCAGTTACAGTCGGCAAATTTAAAGTTAATGAGCCTCTTTGTTTAAAGAATCTTGAAAGCAAGTATTTACAAAAAGCCCTTCCTGCAGGTTCTATGTATACTGAAATGGTTTTTGCAGAGCAGTACACTACAAGAAAAGCAGAAAAAATAGCCAGCCAACTTGAAACAGCTATTTGGCAGGGTGATACTACTTCTGTAAACGTAAACCTTAATAAGTTTGATGGGTTATTGAAGTTGATTACTGCCGCTGGTGCTTCAGTAGTAAACGCCAATACATCCACTTATATTTCAGGCGGTCCGATTGCTTCAATAACTGTTGCAAACGTGGTAAGCGTATTTGATGCAATCTATACTGCAATCCCTGCAACGGTTGTTGCAAAGGATGATATCGTAATCTTCTGTGGTATGGATGTATTCAGGTTGTATACAGTAGCTTTGAAAAATGCTAATCTGTTCGCTTACAATCTTGATATTAAAGCAGACAGCGAATTCTTCCTGCCGGGTACAAGTGTAAGGGTTATAGCTGTACAAGGACTGAACGGAACAAATGACTTGGTAGCTGCAAGACTTTCTAACTTGTTTTTAGGCGTAGATGCTTTGAACGAAGAAGATAAATTTGAGCTGTTCTATGCTGCTGAGGCAATGGAAATGAGATTTATCGCAGAATGGAAAATGGGAACTAACTTTGCTTTCCCAGACGAAATAACTAAATTCTTCGTATAAAGATAAACGGGGCGGCTAATAACTGCCCCACTTTTTAAATTATAAATAATTAAGATATGCCGTGTGTTCTTACTCAAGGCTTCACATTAGATTGCCGTGATTCCATCGGTGGCGTTAAGGCGGTGTGGTTTATTGCCCACGCAAACGTTACTACTGTTACACAGGCTTCAGGTGTGGTTACAGCCATAACAGATACGTCAAATTGGTACAAGTACAACCTAATTAAAAATACTGCCAGCCTTACCGAAAATATAACAGGTTCGGTTGAGAATGGTACTGTACTCTATGCACCTGAATTAAATATTATCATTAACAAGATGCAGGCTAACACAAGGAACGAAATCCTTCTGCTTGCACAGAATACGTTAATGGCAATAGTACAAGACCAAAATAATAAGTACTGGCTTATTGGTCTGCAAAATGGTGTAGACCTAACAACTGGTTCAGCTGCCACAGGTGTAGCAGGTGGTGACCGTAATGGTTACAGCTTGACTTTTACCGGTACAGAACCAGCCTTTGCACCAGAAGTTCAGGCTTCAGTAGTTACCGGACTTTAAGCAAATACCTTTGAAAAATAAGAGCCATCCTTTAACGGGGTGGCTTTTTTGCGTAAATAATCTGCTATTGCTATTTAATTGTAATGATAACGCTGAAAAAAGGAAATACGGAGATTGTTGTATTAACGCTGACGGAAAAGCAAACGTTAGTTAACCCTAACTATTTGTTTGTATTCAAAAGCAGGATGCCCGAACAGGTGGTTAAGTTTGTGAAGTTGAACAATACGGATACAAGCGCATATAAATACAGATACAATCAGTTTTCTGTCATTGTAAATAACTATTTTAGCAATTCACCTGCTGGCGAATGGAAGTACTTCGTTTATGAGCAGGCAAGCGCAACCAATAAAGACGAAACAAAAGCAACGGGATTGCTGGAGGAAGGTATAATGAGGCTGAACAATGCAGAAGCCTTTGGATATGTCCAGCATGAAATCGAAACGGAATATATTACACCATGAGCAACAACTTGTTAATACTAAATTTTGCAGAAGCAAGGCAGCCAGAATACAAAGAGAAAAAGGGTGCTGAAGGTGGTTATATGGAGTTTGGTTATCGTAATGATTATCCGGAATACCTTTTGGAGTTATATAATAAGTCTGCAAAGCATAACGCAATAATTAAGGGGAAAGTAAATTATATCATTGGCAACGGATGGGATGCAAAAGGTGAGGATGCTGCTGCCGATGAATTTATAAAGCAACCTAACCCGTACGAAGATTTAAACAGTTTAACGAGAAAAGTTAGTACTGACATTGAGGTTTTCGGTGGTTCTTATTTAGAAGTTATTTGGTCGGCATTAGGTGAGCAGCTTGTTTCTGTTTCTCATGTAGACTATACACGAATCAGAACTAATAAGGATAACACCCAGTTTTGGTACAAATATGACTGGTCGGATAGAAAGGAAAAGGTTCAAGTTGTTAACGCTTTTAATACGCAGGTAAGACAAGGCAGGCAGATACTTTATTTAAAGGAATATAGACCGGGTTTAGATACTTACAGCTTACCCGGATACATGGGTGCGCTTAATTACATCGAGTCAGACGTAGAGGTTAGTAAGCACGTTTTAGGTAATGCACAAACAGGGTTTAGTGCTTCGAAGCTGGTAACCTTACCGAATGGAGAGCCTACACCTGACGAGAAAAGAAATATTGAACGCAGATTTAGTGATAGGTTTACAGGAAGTGATGGTAAAAAGTTAATTCTTTCTTTTGTTGATAGACCCGACCAAAAGCCTATCATTGAGGATTTAGGGCAAAGTGATTTAAGCAAGGAAGATTTCGGAAGGGTTGACGAGTTGATACAGCAGAACATATTTGCAGGTCATCAGATTATAAGCCCTATCCTTTTCGGTATAAAAACTGAAGGGCAGTTGGGTGGTGCAAGTGAATTGCAGAACGCCTATGAGATTTTTAAGAATACCTACGCCAACGATAAGCAAAGGTTTCTTGAATCCACTTTCAATATGTTGGCAAGGATTAAGGGCGCAACGGAAGAAATAAAGATAATTCCATTAGAGCCTATTAGCTACCAACTGACTGAACAAACGCTTTTACAAATAGCCCCTAAAGAGTACTTGCTTGAAAAGGCTGGCATTGATGTAAGTAAATACAACGTAACGCCAGAAGGAGGCGAAATAAGCGTTAATAATGCGCAGGTGAATGATTCCCTTAAGAACTTAACAGGCAGGCAATATCAGCAGCTTATGAGGGTTGTACGCCAATTCTCACAGGGTAAGATAACAAAGCAACAAGCAGCGGTGATGCTCGGCAGCGGATTGGGATTAAATGAAGGCGAAATTAACACCATGTTAGGCGTGGATGAAGACCCTGCAACGGAAGATTTTAACGACCAGATGGATGCGCTTGAGGATGAAACCATAGCCGTGTTTAATGAGTACGGGGAATCTAAAGAACGTTTCACTTTTCTGACTGATAAAAGCATTTTTTCGAGTAGGGATTTATTCGAGGAAGCTAAATTAGTGGATAGGACAAGCGACAAAAAGATACTTGAATTAATAAAGGCTGACCCATTAATACCAAACGAAGTACTGGCAAAGGCTATAAATAAAACGCTTGATTTTGTACAAGCACGTGTACAATACCTTTACGATATCGGTGCAGTTGTTAGGGATGAGATTACCAAAGCAAGAACGATAACGAAGCCAATTAACGAAATAGTTGATGCTCCTGTAAGAACGACTATTGAGGTGCGTTACTCCTACGAATGGAAGAAGGTAGTACCACAAGGTCAGAGAAACACAGCGGCACACCCTTCCAGACCTTTTTGCGCAAGGTTAATGTCTTTGGATAGGTTCTATACAAGAAAGGAAATAGAAGCCATCTCTGCACGTTTGGGATATAGTGTTTTCGATAGAGGCGGTGGATGGTGGACAAAGCCCAGCGGATATCACAGCCCATCTTGCAGGCATGAATGGAGGGCTAACGTTTTAGTTAAAAAATAAAGAAATGAGCAGAAATATTTTATTTATTTCGGTTGATACCATAAAAGACAGAACAGGGCTTCACTTTAATGTAGACCCTAAACTGGTTTATCCTGACATATTATTTGCGCAGGATGCTTACATTTTACCCGTATTAGGTACGGCATTATATGATAAGTTGCAAACGGATATTGAGAATAAGCAGCTGGCTTGTCCTTATGAAACATTGCTAAACGATTATATTACTCCGTGTTTGGTTTATCAAGTTATGGCTGAATTGCCAATGGCTTTATCTTATCAATTCTATAACAAAGGGGTTGTAAAGAAAACAGGCGAAGGACAGACAGAACCTTCTGCAAGCGAATTAACGGAAGTAGCCCAAAGGTACAACAGCAGGGCAGAGTATTATAGGCAAAGGCTGGTAAAGTATCTTAAGCAACAAAGTTCGCAAAATGTCTTCCCTGAATACCTTAATCCGGGTAGCGGTGTTGATACGGTAGTACCTGACAATCAAGCGTACACCATTAGCGTATGGCTCGGTGATGATGACTGCTGCGCTGGTAAGTCATTCGAAGAAATGTATCAAGGAAATATAAATAGGTGCTGTGGCAAATAAAAAATTTCACAAGAAAAATCAAGAAAAGTTGCGGCTTTACTTGATGCAAATTAACAAGGATGCTGACATTAAACCAGTTAACCAAAAAGATACAGGACATAGGGGAAGCGCACAAGCAGATAAAGACCGTTTACAACGGCAGCGTACTTGATTTTTTAAGCAAAGGAAGTGACGTTATTTATCCGGCTTTTGTGTTTGATTTGAATGGTGGCAGGATTGACGGCACGGTTATGACGCTGGACTTTTTGATGTTCTTTTTTGATAGGGTACGACCTGAATTGGATAACGAAACGGAAGTACTAAGTGACCAGATATTAACGGCTTCAGATATTGTTGCACAATTAAGATATCAGCTATTTGATTTCTACACGAACGAAAGTAATAGTATGGTATTTTTTAAAGAGGAAACGCCTGAACTATTAAGTGGAGTAAGATTATCAGTTGCTTTTGAAATTCCATATGATGCGGACAGATGTGCAGTACCGACAACATTTACATATTAACTATTTATAATTAAGATATGGCTTCAGATTTCAGACCGGGAATAAATGACGTGCAGATATGGCGCAACGATACGTGGAGGCAGACCTTTGTCTTAACCACTAACAGCACGGCTATAAACTGCACAGGGGCAACTATTACGATACAGGTAAGGCTGGGATGCGGTGGTGTTTTAGCTTTAACGGCTTCTACAACTGACGGAAGTATTACGATTGGTGGAGTAGGGAATAACGAAATAACGGTTAACAAGTTAGTGGCTATTGACAAGGGAAAATATGTTTACGACATGAACGTGGTATTCACTTCGGGATATGTTCGGACTTATTTAGAGGGTGATTTTATTGTTTATGATGACGTAACTAAACCGTAAAGCATGAGTGATATAAATATAACGGTTAATGATGAGATTGTAAATATAGATGTACTTGATACACCTGTTTATGTTGAGGTAACTAATTCACCCGGTCCTGCTGGGGCTGGTGTTGCTGCTGGTGGTACTACAGGGCAGGTTTTAGCAAAGAATTCAGCTACCAATTATGATACTGCTTGGGTTAATCCTTCGGGCGGTGGTGTACCATACTCAGGAGCAACAGGAAACGTAAACTTAGGCGAATACGAACTAAAAGCAGGTCAGCTGACTTTGGATGTCAGTCCAACGGGAACGGCTGCGGTAGGTACAACACGTTGGAACGATACGATTGGCAGCAGCGAAACAACGCTGAAGGGTGGTAGTGTTATTCTAAAGAATGGCGTGGATTTAGTGGCAAGGGTGGTTAATAAGGTATCACCGAATACGACACTCACGAAAGCAGCATACCAAGCGGTTCGTGTCAGCGGTGCGCAAGGTCAGCGGTTGGCGGTAGCGTTTGCTCAAGCTAATAACGATGCGAATAGTGCGGATACGATTGGACTTGTTACGGAGACGATAGCTACCAATCAAGAAGGTTTTATCATCACAGTTGGTCAGTTAGAGAATATCAATACCACGGGTTCACTACAAGGTGAAACGTGGGCAGATGGTGACGTATTGTATTTATCACCCACTACGGCAGGGGCATTGACTAATGTCAAGCCAAACGCCACAATAGGGCATATCGTAGTTATAGGCTATGTTGAGTACGCTCATGCCAACAATGGTAAGATTTACGTTAAGGTGATGAACGGCTGGGAATTAGGCGAACTTCATGACGTGTATGTACCAACCCCTTCCAATAACGATGTCCTTACCTACGAAACAAGTAGCGGACTTTGGAAAAATAAATCAGTAGGTACGGCATTAGGCTACACCCCTGCCAATAGTGCAACGACCTTAACAATTAACGGGGTGACTTACGATTTGAGTACCTCACGCACTTGGACTATTTCAACGGGTATTTCGGGGTCAGGTGCGAGTGGGCAGGTGGCGTATTGGGATGGTACGACATCGCAGGCGGGGAGTGCCGATTTAACGTGGAATGGAACAAATGTAATACTTGGCAATGATAAAGGTTTAGTATTACAAACTGCAGGAACGAATAGGAATATATTAATAAAAGCAGCAGTTGTATTAGATAATTTTAGCGGTGTAAATTTATACCCTCAAGGTGGCACAAACGTTGGCACTGCATTAGTTATAAGCCCAAAAGGCACAGGATTTTCAGCACAATTAAAATCACAAGTATCTTTATTTAATACTGATTTTTTTGCAGATTCAGTTAATTATGAATTTGCAGTATTAAGAGCAGCAGGAGATAGATTTTCTTTTTCGACAGGTAAACAAGGGACTGGCACAAATAGACCTTTTTTATTGTCATCAGGATATGCTGATGGTGTTACCAACGCAAATCATCTTTGGCTTTACACAAACGGCAATGTAGGTATAAACACCTCATCAGATGGCGGTCAACGCCTCCAAGTTCAAGGCACAACATTACTAAACGGAAACGTTACCTTCAGTTCCGCTACGGGGATGACTTGGGATGCGACTAACTCACGGCTTGGGATTGGGACGAATGCGCCTGCTGCACAGCTTAACATAGTAGGGGCAGGCGCATCAAGTGGTACACTAAAGATTAATTCGGTTAACAGAACAAATGGACTACAATTTAATTGGTTAGATACGCCTAATGTTGGAGAAATATGGTATTATGGTGAAACAAGATTTAGAAGAAACTCCACAGAACTAAATTTAGTTTTAAGCAATGCAGGTAATGTAATATTGGGAACTAATACCGACACAGGCGAACGCCTTCAGGTGACGGGTAATGTGAAAATTATTGGCAGTGGTGCAACTTCAGCGACAACTGCGTTGACGGTGCAGAATAGTAGCAGTACGAATTTGTTCACGGTGAGGAATGATGGGTTGAGTACGTTTGGGGATAATATAACCATGAGTAAAAGTTTTAATGGAGAATTAAATTTAAGAATAGAAAATTCAACAAGTGGTGCAAACAGTGTTACTTATATGAGTTATGTTTCAAGTGGTTTTGGTTTCTTAAACATTGGTAAACGTAGTGCTTCTACTAATTCATATAAAATTTTTGTAACAAGTGACGCATTTTTATATAATGGTACTAATGGTGACATCGCAATCCTTAACGACTTTGCAAGTGGCTCAATCAAATTTGCAGCAGGTGGAGCATCAACGGCACATCTCACAATAAAATCAAACGGCAGAATAAATATGTCATCACTTCCAACATCCGCAACAGGACTTGTTGCAGGTGATTTATGGAATGATGCAGGAACAATTAAAATAGTATAACATGATAAACAAAATCCAGCCTATCACAATTAGCTATGTAGCAGGACAACCGAAGACGGCAGAATGGTTCGAAATCTATTCTTCTTTCGACAACTTAGATAACGCAGCGAATCTGCAATGGTCTTTGAGAGAGAATGCACAAGATGCAGACGGCAATGACTATGCAGGCAACGTAATCCAAAGTGGCGCACTTGCTTGCGAAGGTCAAGACTACGCAGATTGGAGTACTGAACCTGATGCAAATACATGGGTAATTGATTGGGCAGCAAATGAATTATCTTTGCAGCTAATCCCCGCATAATATGCCAGTAGGAAATCCAGTAACTGATTTAAGCACAACGGGCAACTTTGTACCTGTAACACGTACACTTACAATAAATGGTGTCAGCTATGATTTGTCTGCCGACCGCAGCTGGTCAATAGCCTCACCCGGTGGCGGCTCGGTTACATCGGTTGCCATGAGTGTACCCGTTGGATTTTCAATTTCTGGTTCTCCTATAACCACAGCGGGAACATTAGCCGTAACTTTTGCGAGTGGTTACGCTTTGCCTACAACGGTAAAGCAAAGTAATTGGGATGATGCCTATACCTTTGTTTCTAACTTCCCATCGCAGACAGGTAATAACGGAAAGTTTCTTTACACATCCGGAAGCGTTTTGAGTTGGCAGCCTGTTCTTCAAAACCCTATGACTAATTACGGGGAAATGATTTTTGGCGGTACGTCTGGCGTGCCTTCTGTCGTTTCACCGAATATCACTGTTAACAGACAATATCTTCAGCAGATAGGTAACGGGACGGCTGCTTTTGCACCTTCATGGGGTGGTATTATTTCGAGTGATATAACAGGTCAGGCATTAACAAGCAGCAACGATACTAACGTTCAAATCACATTAGGGGGTACACCTGGTAACAGCGTTTTAAATGCTGTGTCTTTAACTATGGGGTGGACTGGGCAGCTATCCGCTGGCAGGGGTGGTACAGGCACTTCAGGCGTTACCGGTATAATGTTAGGTAATAGTACTGCACCTGTTACGGGTATTACGGGTATAGGCGGACAGATATTAAGGGTAAACCCTTCTACAAGCGTTTATGAGTTTTGGACTTCAACCTATTTGGAAAGTCCTTTAACAACTTTAGGTGATATTATTTATGGCGGTGCAGGCGGTCAGCCTTTAAGGCTTGGCGCAAATAACACGGCTAATAATATGTATTTGCGCAGCGTATCTTCAGGGATACCATCGTGGTCAAGTATTCAAGGGGCTGACATAGTAGGCGCAGGGATTAGCCGAACCAATGACGTAAACGTACAGATAACTTTAGGAGGTGCAACTACTGACGGACTTTTGCGTTCGGTTACGCTTACAATGGGATGGAGTGGACAACTTGCTGTGCCTCGTGGTGGAACGGGTGCAAGTAGTTTAACGGGTGTAGTTATCGGTAATTCCACCGGAGCAATGACAGCGGTAGCAGGTACAGCGGAGCAACTTCTGCGCAGGAATGCTGCTAATAGTGCCTATGAGTTCTTCACGCCTACTTTTTTGAGCAACCCAATGACTTCATTGGGAGATATTATTTACGGGAATGCAGCAGGCGCACCTGTAAGATTAGCGGCTAATTCCAGCGGCTCAAATCAATATTTACGCAGCGTTTCAAGTGGCGCACCGGGCTGGTCATCTATTGCAGGAAGTGATATAACAGGGGCGGCTATAACGACTGCAAACGATACAAATATTCTCATTACTGCTTCAGGTAATACAACCAATTCTTTGCTCCGTACAATGACATTAACGGCAGGTTGGACAGGTCAGCTTGTTGTCGGGCGTGGGGGTACAGGAGCATCCACATTGACGGGCGTACTTATCGGCAACGGTACTTCTGCATTCACAGGGGTAACGGGTACGGCATCGCAATTATTAAGACGTAACGCTGCTAATAGTGCTTATGAGTTTTTTACAGCATCATTACTAACCAGTTCGGGTACTACTAACTTTGTACCTATTTGGACTAATTCAACAACTTTAGGAAATAGTCCTTTAAGCATTACAGGGAGTGAAGCTAATTTCGGTAATAATAAATTAGTGGCTGGTAATGTTTCTGCAACTAATGGCTCAATAATGCTGCAAGATAATTACAGCAATGGTCATTTTGGCAATATAGGCACAATGTTCAGCGGTGCTAACTTGATGATGGGATATGGTGTTTCACCTTCTACATCTTCAGCAACAGGGTTTTTATCATCTGTTTTTGTTTCAGGTAATCCTTATTCTCGTTCAGCTATTGTAGCTGGCGAAGACATATTTTTCTACACAGCATCTGCTCAATCTATTGCAATAGGGTCATCAGTAAGCATGACTGAAAGGCTGAAGGTGTTTAATAATGGGCAGTTAAAATTAGGTGCTTATACTTCAACTTCATCATTTACAGGTATTGTGCAGGGTTACCTTGCTTTTACATCAGGTGGATTAATCGTAACAACTGCAACACCCGGAGGCGTTTCTGGAACGCAGAATTATCTTGCTAAGTTTGACAGTACAGGTATTGCGGTAGGTAATAGTAGGATAGTGGATGATGGCACTAACTTCTTACTAAATGGTGCAAGTTCAGTTGTTACAGGGTTAAACCTTGTCGGCAATTTTTCGGCTACTGATTCCGGAGGTGGTGCAATATTATTAAGGCGTTCAGCAGTACCAACAAGCGGGCAGACTTTAGGCTTATTGGATGCGTACGGCATTACCACAGGAAGCACATACCAGCAAGGCGGTGGGGTAGAGTTTAGAGCATCGCAGAACTGGAATAGCACAAGCGCAGGAACTGAATTAGCTATTCAGACTGCACCTGATAACACTTTATCCCCTGCTGATATGTTTGTGTTCCAAAATAATGGCTCAGTAAGGTTTATTGGCAGAACATCAAACCCGTTAGGTGTAGCAGCAGGAACAATGTATTACAATACTTCCGCAAATAATATGAGATATTATAACGGTACTTCGTGGATTATATTTTAATCCGTAATTTTGTATAAATTTAAACCAATGACATACAGAAATTTAATTGAAACAATGCAGGCAATATCTGCCAACGTAGGTAATCAGGAAACCAAAGTACAAAAGAAGCTGGTAAAGATTCACGGAAAGTTAAAAGAGGCTTACGATGTTTACGCTGATTTGCTCGCTGATTTAAAATTGGATAACGCTTCGGTGGATGACAAAGGCAATGTTATCATGAATGAAAAGGGAGAATATTCTTTCAGCAAAGAAGGCATGAAAAAGCTAAACGCTGATATCAAACAACTATTAGATAAAGAGTTTCAGTTTAAGACTATTGAGGTGGTAAACCCTGAAGGATTAGAGATTCACACCTACTTGAACGGCTGGTTAAGTGGTGTATCTTTCGATTCTGTGGATAATGCCGATATTTTGTAATCAGTCTATTTATTCGAAAGGCAGAGGCAATGAGTGAAATGCAATTTATCATAGACAGGCTGGAGGCAATAGATTCAAAGTTTGATGAGAAGTTGGATAAAATATTGATACAGACTACTAAAACAAATGGCAGAGTAACAGGGCTGGAGAATTGGAAGCGTGGAGTATCAAAGACAATCTGGTGGGTGCTTGGTATCGTTGGCGCAATCATTGCATTATTAATTCAAAAGTATATTCTATGAGTAATTTTCTTTCGCTTAACAAACGTGATGTAATTAACGGCATCATTGTCGCTTTCCTTTCTGCTGCTTTGGCTGGCACTATTGCCGCACTTGAAGCAGGTGCTTTGCCTTCTGTTGATGCTTTAAAGGCTGATGCAGTCTTTGGTCTTAAAGCTGCCGCAGCTTATTTGCTTAAAAACATATTTAGTAATAATGAGGGTATTTTTGGTTCTACTGATTCTGCTAAGTAGTTGCAATCCTGTAAAGCAGGTGTTAAATAATCCTGCAAGGTTTGAAGTTATTAAAGATGAAGTTATCAAAAGGGGGTATTGTTTAAACGATACCTCTTTTATCTTTATAACGGATACCACAGAGGTGCATGATACTACAACAATCGTTTACGTTGATACTACTACTATTCGAGATTCCGTTTACTTTTGGGAAACAAAATTTCAGACTATCACAAAAAAGGTAACAATCCGTGACAGCGTTAAATCTGTTATTGTTGATTCGGCTTTAGTGCAAGTATTAAGAAAGGAAAGGGAAGCGGTTTTAAATCGGGAGCAGGTAGCAATTAAGGATAGTAAGCGTTTAAGTAATATTTTAAAGTTCGGGGCAGCAGGTGCGTTGATATTCTTTTTATTACTTTTTAAACTTAAGTAATGGATAAAATAACCTTGCAAAGAATCGAATTAATTCACCCTGTTTTAAGGGAGGAAGTTAGGGAGATATATGGGGAGATATGCGAAAGGGTAAGCAAGAAGGCAGCGGTACGCTTTACCCATACTTTGCGGACATTCAAAGAGCAGGCAGAGATTTACGCTAAAGGTAGGACTGCACCGGGTAAGATTGTTTCCAATGCAAGACCAGGTAGGTCATGGCATAATTATGGAATGGCAGTAGACATTGTTCTGCTTGTCGGTGGTGGTGCTTTGTGGGATATTAAAACTGACTTCGATGGTGATGGTAGACCAGACTGGATGGAAGCTGTGCAGGTGTTTAAAGAGTACGGCTGGGAAGCTGGGATTGATTGGAAGTTTAGCGACCCGCCACACTTTCAAAAGACTTTAGGCAATACCATATACCAGATGCACAAACGTTTTCTATCCGGCAAAGTTGATGCAAATGGCTATGTAATAATATGAAGAAGCTGGATATAATCCGTAGTTATCGTGATAAGTACGGGATGGGTATGCCAACACTAAAGCTGGCAAGAATTATCTTTAAAGAGAATGCAATTTTATTTAAAGACGTTGAGCAGGTACGAACCTATTTAAGGGGTATAGAAAATAAAGCAGGCAATCAAGTAAAGGTTACACATCCTTATCCGGTACGACCTAAAAACCCATATAATCTTCCAGAGAGTTACAGCAAAGAACCAGCGGTATTAAAACTACCTACGGGCTGTGATTCCATCCTTTGCATATCGGATTTGCATATTCCATACCATGACATAGACGCTTTAAGCCTTGCTATTGAGTATGGAATAAATAACGATGTAAACACTATCTTTATTAATGGTGATTTAATCGATTTTCACGGGCTTTCTCGGTTCGAAAAAGACCCAAGAAAGAGAAGCGTAAAACAGGAATTTGAGGCGGCTAAATCGTTTCTTATAGCGTTAAGGGAGGCATTCCCTATGCAGGAGATATATTGGCTTTTGGGCAATCATGATATGAGATATCAAAAGTGGCTCATGACAAAAGTTTATGAGGTGTTTGATGATGAGTACTACCATTTGGAACAGAGGCTACAAGTCAACGAACAAAGGGTTAAGGTGATAGAAGATAACGTATTGGTAAAGGCTGGTAAATTAGCCATTACACATGGGCATCATGTAATGAGGGGTTTCTTTGCTCCGGTTAATTCGGCACGGGGTGCATGGATGAAGGCAAAGCAAAGTCTGCTAATTAGCCACGTGCATAAGGTTAGTAATCATGTAGAAGTTAATCTGGATGGTG